GCCGTTTTGTGTAGCCAGCCAGATGGTTTTGAACCGTGTTGCGCTGTTCTCAAAGAGTTTGATACTGGTTGGCGTCACTGCCGCTGTGGGGCGCACCCCTGCCAGCCCTAGCGTGCTGGTGGTTTTGGCCTCATAAACCGACCCCAGTAGCTGCCCCCGGATCACGCTGGCAAACTGAGCAAGGGTAAACACATCACCTTCCGCCACCAAGCGCACAGGGCGCGGCGTTGTGTACTTCGGTTTGAAGTTGGTGGTGTCAGGGATGCGTAGTACCCGTGCGGCATCGGCAGTCACCGTCATGTCGATGGTGAGTTGCTCCTGCTTACAAAGACGTTTCAGGTTCTCTGCAATCGGTTTCCACGTTGTGATGTCAACGGCCTCCTTCAAGGGCCAGTAGCAGTGCAGCCCACCGCCAGAGTCAATAATCCACGGCACACCCAGTGTCCCCAGACCTGTCTTGGTCAGGAACCCATCAAGTGCCGTAGCCGCCGCCTTCTTGGATGTGTAATTATCCATGTCGATAAAGAACGCTTTTATCCAGCGTGCGTTATCGGCAGTGCGTCTGTCCTTGTTCCCTTTGATTTTTGCAACCGCAGGGTCATAAGATGCTAACGCAAAGTAGACGTTTTTGTTGTCCCCCACCCAGTTGCTTACGGTGGGGTACATGTCCTCCAAGTTTTGAACAAAGGTGTGCTCTCTTTTATTTGTGCTGAGTTCTGCCGCGCAATACAAACCGTATTGTGGGGACGGTAAAACAACCGCTAGGAATTCAAGCGGGGTCATGTCTGTCCTTGTTTACAGTATTGCTTCTAGCTTGGCTTCTAACCTCTCGTAGTCCATCAGCAACGATTCAAATCGCGTGATGAGTTCTGTTACCCATTCTGGGCTTAATCCCTTCGCTCCTTGCAGGTAGGCATACTTTGCCAGTTCTGCATCGGTCAGGGTTTGAGGTTGTATTCCTTGCATATTCTTCTCCATGCCTCATCCGCTGTGGATGACGCTTGCATAATTTTTAAAAGCAGTTCCACGCGCCCACGGTAGCCAACGAACACTTCAGTACCTGTGAACCAGTTATAAACTGTTTGACGGGTAACACCAAGTGAACGGGATATCTTGGTTACGGGAAAATTGAGATGGACTGCCCATCGCCCTAGCTGGTTGCCCAGTGATTTAGGGGTAGACGCAACGAGTCCGATAATTTTTTGTGAATAAGCCATAGGTATTAAGTGTGGGGTACAAGTCAGGAAACGCAGTCGTGGATATGCATGTATCAATTAACGAGGAGCCTACTCACCCCGACCCACGTAGTGCGACCGCTGCTTGTACCCCAGCAACATATTACTCGTCGTCCCAATCAGCCACAATAGAGGACAGGCTTCCTTTTTTGGCCGGGACAGCCGTCACCTTGGTTGCGGTTTTACGCACCTCGGGTTCTGCGTCCTCCTCTGCTGCTGGAGCAGGTTTGGCCTTCTTTGCTTTTGGCGGTGGCGGCGCAACCTCTTCGTCCTCTTCCTCGGCAACAACGGGGGGCTTGCTAGGAGCCTTGCCTGCCAGAGCCAACGGTGCAACTTTAACACCGTCTGCCGCCGCCACTGTAGATGCGATGGCACGCTTGGCATCAGGCGTAGCAGCTTGCTGCATGACGGTAGCATACTCGGCGTCTGTCAGCCAGCGCATGGGTTGGAAGAACAGCTTGGGGGCTTCTGCCTTGGTATCAAAACGCATGCGGGTCACAACCGCCTCGGGGTTAACCGGGGGGTTCTGGTTTGCCAAGAACCGTGCGTAGGCTTGCAGGGGGCGCTTGTCGCCTTCATCCTTACCAAAGATGGATGTTGCTGGCAGCGTGAGTTGCAGCACATCACCATCAACGGCATCCTCCAGCACCACAGCCAGACGTTGCTGGTAGCGGCATGCACGGCTGTTGCCGTTGCCAGAGCCAGCAATGTTCTGGGGGCAACCCATGCAGCTATCGGACTGCTTGTTAACCACGCCTACGTCAGGCGTTTCGCCATCTGTAGAAGAACAATCAGGGGGCGCAATCTTATCGCTGTCGTACGCTGCTGCATAGAAAATGCGGCTGACCTTGGGGGCAGCCAGTACGATCACGATATCAAGGTGGCGCTCCTCAATGTTAGCGACCTCTTTGCCGCCAGCCATCAAACGAAACACACCACCCTTTGTGCTGACGCGCTTGAGGTTGTTACCTGCACCGCCCGACAAGGCTCTAGCAGTTTCGGAAAGCTGCCCTGCGCGAACGTGAGCGGGGGCAGTCTTAGAGTTAAAAAGCATGATTTCCATTGAGGTTCCTGTTAAGTTGGTTTGCGTACGCTTACGTCATACTCAGACGATGAGTTAAGTCCCGGAGGTACGAGTCCGGGGTTTTCTGTCAAGAATTGCGCCATGTTGCTCTGTGCGATCCGCTTCTCCAGCAAGTCAACGGCTTCGTTCTCGATGATGAATCGTTTGAACGAGTCCCAGTCCTGCGTGTTGTAGCGAGTCTTCACGGAGAGTATGACCGTGCCCTCTGCTGTTTTCACAGATGTGACGCCCAGCGCCTTCATCTGGTCTTTCATGGCGTTCTTCACGCCCTCCTGCTGCTCCTTGATGGCTTCAACTTGAGTGTCGTACTCCTTTGTCAAAGCCTCAATTGCGGAACGCATCTTACGGTAGATTTTGGCAAGCCGATCAAGCGGCAGCACCTCAATCACTTCTGTTTCCATTTGCTTCTCCATGTAGTTTTGTCTAGGGTTGGACAGTGTAGTAGTTTTTTTTACATTTGCAACCCCCTTCCGGTTTTAATTTCAATGTCGAACAGTTTGGTTAGTAGAGAGTGGTCACTCACTTTTTCTGCAAGGGCTTTAAACATGCGTCTTTCTATGGGCGATCCCTGAATGTGCACCACCGTAACTTTGTCTGAGTCCTGCCCTTTGCGGTCTGCTCGGGCGATGCACTGGGTGTACTGCTCCACAGACATCAGGGGGCCGTAGAACACCACCGTGTCAGCAGCGGTCAGTGTGATGCCGTGTGCGGATGCTGCTGGTTGCATCACCAACACCCTTGGTTCAGGCTCGTTTTGAAAGCGCCTGATGATGTCTCCCCGTTTGATGGGGGTTATGTCGCCGTGAATCATTTCAGTTGCTATGTGGCGCTTCAACAGGTGGGCATGTATCGCTGAGATGGTGCTACGAAACAGGGCAAAGATGAGAACCTTGCGCTGTGTCTCCCCTAGTATTTCCTCCAGCACAGCAAGGCGTGGGGCCGAGTCGAACTCCACCACTTCCTTTGTGTCTGTGTACGCAGCCCCACAACTGATCTGCAACAGCTTGCTCACACCCGCAGCAGCGTTCACAGCCGTGATGGTCTCCCCTGCGGCTTGCACCAGCATCTGCTCTTTGAGCAGCACGTAGTACTTGTTTTGCTGTGGGGTCAGCGGCACTTCACGCACCATTGTGATGACAGGTGGCAGGTCAAGGCACTGTGCTTTAGTGAAGCGTATGGCAGGTTGCAGCGCAGCAAACACAGTCTCAGGCGCATCTGCTTTGGGAGCCCATTTAAACATCGTGATTTTGTTCATCACCTGATCCCGCCATGATGTATAGAACTTTGGCACGCCGTTGGGGTTAACGAACTTGGCAAGCCCATACGCATCCACGGGTGACTGTGCAGCGGGTGTGCCCGTCATCATCCACAGGTAGGTGTCGGGTGTGACAACTTTCTGCAACGACTTCCACCTTTTGGTGGTAGGCATCTTGTAGGCGTTGGCCTCATCCGCAATCACCAAGTCGAACCGCCCATCGTTACGCACTTCGTCCGCAATCAGGTTCAGCCCATCGTAGTTGGTAATGACGAACTCGTAGTTCTGCTGCACCATCTCAATGCGCCGACTAGCTTGAGCATGGTGGGCGACTATGGCAGAACGATGGATGATGCTGCTGGTCATGTCCGACAGCCACGCGCTGTGCATGATGGACAGGGGGCACAGTATCAGACACCTTCGTACCACGCCCTGCGACATCAAGTAGTCTGCGGCCCACAGCGCACTCAGGGTCTTGCCCGTACCCGGCTCACTGAAACAAAACGCCTTGCGGTTCATGGTCAGGAACCCGGCTGTCTCAATCTGGTGTGCCATCGGTATGTAACGTCCGGGCCAGTGATAGCGCTTGGTTATGGGCGAGGGTACATCTTTGACGCCTAAGTTTCTAAGCACCTTTGCTTCTTCTAGACCCCAGTAAACTGCTACCGATGCCGACCCGTCTTCGTGCTGCTCAACAACTCGACTCTTGGGGATGATGCCGTATTTACCGGGGTCACGAGTTCGTAGTAACAGCGCTTTGTTTTCTATGATTTCCATTGCTTCTCCGTGTTATTTGTTGTCGCTCTGATTTGCTTTGGGGCTACGCAGTCGGGTGTTGCCCGGTGTTGACTTGCCGCCCTTGCGTATCGGTGTGATGTGGTCGATGTCTTTCCCAGTTCGATCAACCCCTTTGGCATCGTATGCTTGCCGGGCCTTCTGTCGTTCAAGAAAATCTTTTGTCTCTCCACTTTTCTTTTGCAAAACATATGCGTGTTTGTAGTCACGCTTGCCGTTGACTTGTGTCATGGTCACACCTTTTTGAGTTGTACGTTGAAAATATAGTTTGGCGTTGAGCGCACTAGCTTTGCGCGAAATCCGCTTTCAATCATTGCCTGCACCAACGCTAAGTTGCTGATGTATTTACCGGCGTAATTTTCAGCCAGATGTTTTAATCCGTAGCTGCTGATGTTTCTGTTGAGTGTCTTACGTGGGCGCGCAAAGCCTGCGTTGATCCACAACTTAGCGTTTTCAACTTCATCTGGCCTAACTTCATATACCGGCGGTGCTTCTAACATGTCTTTCTCCTAGTGCTTGGGGTTAAATTCACAACTCTTCACTGCACACCACCCGCACAGTGGTGTTTGTTTGGGGTTCCACACGCCACTGTCAATGCATGCGGAAATGCGTGCTGAACGCTCACGATAGCGCTGCCACTCATCTTTGGTTTCATCGACAGACATGTTGTGCTTAACCATGTCGTTCTTAACAACGAACAGCAACGCTGACTTCACCTGCCTGATGTGGGGGAAGTGGGCAAACACCAGCAGTGACATCAGCACAAGCTGCTCTCTGTCAGGGTATCTGTTGTTGCCCGTCTTATAGTCCACCACCCACGCCGTTAGGTTCTCATCGTCAATGATGAGCAAGTCAGCTATGCCACGCACCCACACATCAGGCGCATCCCACGCACAGGGGCGCAGCTTCTCTGTCAGCGCCATCTTGTGTTCTGTCAGCTTGCGCCCGGGCTTCTTGTAGAGCACATCCAACACATCCTTGACAAAGGTAAACCGGGATGGCAGCACCACCCCATCAGCAAGGTAGTCTTCTGCCGCTTTGTGCAAGTCCGTGCCGTATCGCGTTGCGTCTGTTTCTTGAAACTTGTAGTTTTTAAGAACTTTGATTTCGTGATACCTACGTGCACATCCCTCAAAGTCTTTGAGGGATGAGTGGCTCCATACTACCTTGGTCATTTAGAACCTCGCTGAGTTGATTGCTTTGGTTAGACGGGCGGCAAACGCACTAACGAATGTCTCGTTGCGGTACAGCTTGCTGTCCATGTCATGCAATATGGCATGCACCACTTCGTGCCAGAACGTATCAGCAACTTCTTCCTGCTTGAAACTCTTGCCTGTCCTGCTGCTACGCAAGCCGACACGGATGTGCTGGCTTGGGGGGTAGTCGATGTCCCCCATGTGCCCTGTTGTAGGCATCTGCTCGACCGTTTCGATGGTGTACCATCGTCGGCCTATCTTGATTTTCTTTGGTATCTTCAATGTGATTACCCTTTGGCTAGTCCATACCTACGGTGTGCGCCACCGTCAGCGTTCAGTGGAATCCCCGGCAGATACCGTGGCTCCATAGTCATTTGCTCCAAGACCCAAGTCTTAGCTTCTTCAACCTCCGCATCCGGTACAACGGCGATCAACTCGTCGTGTACTGTGCCTTTGACGGGATATCTCTTTGCTACGCGAAGCATCCCGTCTGTCATCACGCATCTTGCTACGCCTTGCGTGACGTTGTTCGTAATCTTGCCAGCGTATATCTTACTCGCATCTAGGCCGTACGTCCACTGCAACACTCCCTCCTCGTCCTTTGTCCGCCGCAAGTTGGGGTACAGCAAACACATCCCGTTGGGTAGTTTTATCCGACCCTTGCTAAAGGTCAGGCACTTGTGCGTGTACTCTTCACCGCTGAGCAGGCTGCGGTGTATCAGTTCTCCACACAGGTTCCAGAATTTCACAACCGGCGCAGCGGTCTTGCGGTAGTTATCAATAATCGCCTTGGCTGCTACGCAGTGGATCAACAACTCTGGCTCTGTACAGGTGTGCGGCACTGCTTGCATCTTCTCTAGGTTGCCTTCCCACTCAACAAAATCCATTACGGACTGCTTTGTCACCCCCAACTGTTTGGCGAACTCTTTGGTGTAGCGCACAGGCGGTGCGCCAAGGAACCCGACCAGCAGTTGTGCAGCAAAGCTGGCCCAACCCAACCCGTACCCTGCACCCAACAGCGCTGACTTGGCTGACTGCCGCAGATCGGGGTGGCTCTCCTTGGTCAAGCCGGGGATGTTGAACATCTGTGCACCGAAGGCAGCATATGGATCACCCCCGGCTTCGAATATGTCCAGCAAAGCCTTGTAGTCAGCCAGCCATGCCAGCACCCGAGGCTCGATCTGGGACAGGTCACCCACCACCAACTGGTGTCCCTCCGGGGCCATAACGGACTTACGCAGGAAGCTCCCCCGCTTGAGATTCTGCATGTTGATGGCGCTCCCCCTTGCGGCTGTCCAGCGTCCCGTTGAGGCTCCGTAGTAGGACAGTGGCACAGGCAGCGTGCCTCGTGTGCTGATCTCAAGGAAGCGCTGTGCCCGTGTGCGCTCGGATGTGGACTTCACCTTGAGCCTAGCCTCACACAGCAGCGCCACCTCTTCGTTGTCTCCGTTGAGCATGGCTTGGAACAGCGCGTCTGTCTTAGCCAGCGCCAAGGTCTGCTCACCTGTGGTCTTGCTTGTCTTGTATGGCGTGGGCACACCAAGTTCGTTCAGTACGGCGGCAAACTGCGGGTTGGATGCCAACTGAGACTCGGTAATCTTGAGCCGCAACAGCAGTGCCTCCCGCTGCTCCTTCTCATCCAGCAGTGCATCGGCCAGCATGTCCGGGTCAAGCACCAGCGTGGGGTCAGTGAACATCTGCATGGTCATGTCGATGAGCCTGAGTTCTTTGGTGGGGTAGTCAGTGACAAGGCGTGTGAATATCTCCTCGCACAGATACACATCGTGCTTGCAGTAGGCAGCAAGTTCAGCCTCAATCTCCGGGCTGATGTTCGCAAGCCCGTCTGTGGAATACACAGCGTTGCCTTTGGGGGGAAGCCCGAAGTGCTCCGCAAGTTTGGCTAGGGAGTTGCCAACCTCCACGCCACGTAACGCACGGCCCATCGACAGCGAGTCAAAGATGAAGCAGGGGCGTGCCCCGTACACCCATGAGAGGATGGCGATATCAAACTGTGCGTTGTGGGCAAGCACTGCGGTTTTCGTCCAATCGTACATGCCAAATATCTTGGGGAGTTCCTCGTGGGTGTACCACTGGATGGGCGTGCTGCTGCCGTACTCGTGGATGCATGCGCCGAACGCCTTGAACTTCTCGTGCCTGATGTACTCCTCGGTGGTCATCTTGGAGAGGGTGTAGTCGGCCTTGTCCCATCGGGTTTCAAAGTCGATGGTCAGTATGGTGTCGTATGGTTGGCTCAATGTATATCCTTCGGTTGGTTGTTGCTGCCCAAGCTGTCGGCCAATAT